ACTTCTCTAACTGTGTCTCCCTCTACACACCCAATATCGTTTGTAATGGAAGTTAGGGTGAAGTCAGCAGAGCTAGTGCCTTGTAGTTTTCTAATGTCAGTCTGTGAGAAGTTTATAAGTTGTTCACGAAAGGTGATCAACCCTGTGCAGTTATCAGGGAGTCTATAACTTCCAGCACCATTGGCAGGCGTGAAGTCGGTCTCGTCAAACGGAGCTGTATGGACGATAAGGTCATCCTTAGCGAAGAACAAATGGTCCTTGAACTCCTCTACAAACGAAGCACCAGTAACATCAGGTGAACCTTGTAGAGACACACAGGTTGTTGCTGTGAATACTACAGGGTTGTTTGCGTTGTCTACCATGACGTTCTTAAACGTACCGTCAAAGTTAAATAGGTGGAACCGAGCCTTAGTCCCTCCGGTCAACGACATAGCTAAGAAGGTGATAGCAGCATTGTCAGCAGGAGATGAATCTAAGGCAGGGTTAATAGTTAATGTAGAAGCACCGGAGGCTACAGTTGCGTTAGCGGTCACAGTGTATACCTTCTCGACTCCGTCTATAGAGAACGTGTCACCAGCCTGGGGTACATAGGTGTCTGATCCAACACCATCTACGATAAGGGATGTACCTGTCTGTGCCCCACCATTAACCAGTACGGTTCCATAGTCAGGAGTACTAACCAGGGACCAACCAGAAGTCTCACTGTACCAGAGAGCACCACCACGGAGTACAAAAGACTTTAGTCCTTTAGGACAGTAGTACACACCCTCGATACGTGACTGACCAGATACAAAGGATACCGCAGCTTTATCCGCTGGGCTTGAAGCTAGGGTAGGTGTAATCGTTAGTGTAGCTTCTTTGTTCGTAGATGAGTAAGACACACCTGAGACAGTGTACGTTCCGGTAACACCTGAGATAGTGAACGTATCGTTGATTACAGGTGTCTCGTATAGTCCAGCTACAACGAAGGACGTACCAGTTTGTCCACTACCCTGAGCAACAGGAGAACCATAAGGGGGTACAACATCGTCATCGAACTTGGAGAAGCCGTTAATACGCCGATAGCCACCCCTAATGGATGGCTCGAAGTTCTCTAGTATACGTGCTGACCCAGGTTGCTTTAGTCCCTGCTGCAATCGAGACAGGTTAGAGACAAGACCACCAGAGAGTTCAACAGGGAATGTTTCCCAACGTGTAGGCATTAGGTTAGCCTCAGTGTATTAGACCCGTAGGAACTACGTTGCTTTACCCGTGTGTCACGGACATACTCGTAGTCATTGTTGATGTAGATAGTACGCATCTTCTCGATACCATCGATGAACTTAGCTTGGAGACGATCAGCAGTCTCGGTGTCACCACGGAAGTGATACGCATAGTACATAGCTCCATCTACAATAATGTGACGGAAGGCTATCGGGGCAGAAGGTACATCAGTGGAAGCAGACAGATCAGTAGGTAAAGCGTAGTACTCATAGCTGAGGGTGTAGGCTTTGTCAGGGACTGGGTATACGATGTACTCTTGGTTTGGCGCTCGGATAACATAACGTGGTACCTCTCGGATGCTTGTGTTAGTTGTATCGTACTCATCATCAATATGGTTCTGGACATACTGATCGTAGTCCATCTCCTTGAGTGAGACAGTAGTGTTACCTAGTGCAGCATCCCGCTGGATACGGAAGGTGTCCATATCGACATACTTAGTGTCAGCCTGGTAGGCGTAGCGGGAGGTACCAGCTACCAGTGTTTCGTCATAGTCTGTATGATTGAACGGCCACTGGAATGCCTGTTGGTTAAGGTCACGGATAGCGGAGTTAACAGCTTCCTTTGCTGAAGAGTAGAACCCCACAGCATTCGCAAAGTTAGCAGACGTAAGGGGAGTCTCATTGACCCGACCACATACATCGTTAACTAGTCCAAGATAGTCATACGCCATTTAATAACCCTTGTATACTACAAGGCCAAACCTTGTGAAAACTTCGATGTTGTTTGCAGACGAACTGGTTATCTGCACAGAGATATCTGTTTGAGCAGGATAGAGAATTGGTGTTTTCGGGGCAAAAGGTGACGACGCAACAGCGTTACCTCTGACAAACTGAAACTGGTACCTCGGGCTTTGATTGTACAGTCTTGTCCACAACGCACCCTGAACCGTTGCCGAAGCACTTGCTCGGCTCACCTCTACAGACAACTGCTCCAGGAGAGCAACAGACCCAAATGGAACGGTCCAACAACCAATAGTGGTTTGGCTTTGACCGATAGGCATAGCAATAAAGATATTAGCTGGTGTTGCTGTCTCTCTAACCGTGATTGTACCGATGTTGAACGTTGTGTCATCACCGCTGTCATACCACCCAGTGTTAGCCCTCCACCAGGAACCTACTGGGACAGGTGTTGTACCGGACAACGTGTAGCTTGCTGTTTCATACTCTGTTGATGTTGGTGTACGTAGCCCACGTATGTAAACTGTACCTGTGTCACTTGCACTGCTACTAAGAACCTCAGAGACAACTTCGGCTCCCACTTGGAAGCCTGTATAAACACCACCACCGTTCCAAATATCCTCTGGTACCGTACCGCTATCTATATCCAAGTTGCGCCCGAACTTTTCCACAGAGTACGCATCTTCGATTAAACCTAAGGGTAGCAAGTCTGTATACGGGACTAGCTGACCGGTGGTTGATATCTCCCTAGTAAACCCAGGTCTTTTATTATATGTTACCATGCTAATAGTGTACCTTAAGTTCTTCAGGGTGTCAAATGGAAAAGGGACCACTCCTGTGGTTACAAGAGCGGTCCCCTTAGGTTAGTTAAGCGAGAGTGTCGCGGTCTACTTCAGCAGCAGCTTTTGTGCAGTCATTGACGTTACATACGACAGCCCATACACGGGCAGTAGCAGCAACAAGACCAGCACCAGTGACAACTTGGATAGCGTCAATAGTGTCAGCGGCAGAGATGAAGCTAGGAACTACACCACCAAGGATGGTGCCAGCAGCCTGTGCTTGCATGTCAGTAGCAGCCAGGTTAGCAGTTGTACCGTCACCGATAGCAACTGTGGATGAAGTACCAGCACTACCAGGGGCAGTGATGAACTCAATACCAGCCGACAGTACGACAGACCCTGCGGGTACTGCTGGACCTACTACTGTGCCAGTAGTCGTACCCAAGGTAACGATCTTCTCGACAATAGTTGGCTGGAATTTAAGGGATTGTGAAAGTGCCATAGTTTATGTTCCTTTATGCCAGGTTGTACTTAGCGGTTACAAGAGCTTCTGGACGAAGAATCTTACGACCGTAGAGGTGCATACCACGAACAATATCCGCAAAGGAATCAGGGTCACGGTACTTCTCAGTCTTGTTGATCTGCTCAGCAGTAGCGACAGCAGAGTCATGACCGCCAACAATCACACCGTAGTCTGTGTTCTGGTTAGCTGTGCCAGTAGTACCAGCACCACCACCAACAGCGGGGAGGTTGTTAGAAACATAGACACGGAAGCCGTTCCAGTTGTTCAGGACCAGACCGTTACGCAGGGCACCAGAGTCACCGAAGTCAGCGTTCAAGAAACGTGAGTCTTCGTCCATCAGGACTTCCATCATGATAGGATCAATGACCAACCAACGACCAGCTTTATCAACGTTCTGTTGATCCAGCAAACGACCCATGCGGTTAATCAACATAACAGGGGAAGCATAAGTAGTTGGAAGTGCGGTAGCACCAGGGAGACGAGCAGCTACAGGGATCGAGTGATCACCAGCAGAACCAGTCGTGATGTTACCAAACGAACCTTTGATCAACTTCATGGAAGTCAACAGTTCGTCTGTGCCAGCAGTAGATACAGCAACAGTACCATTGACGGTAGTGTTAACTGCGTCACCAACAGAGTGGTTAGCGGAAGGCTTATAACCGGACAGGTAAGCAAGAACTTCCTGGTCATGGTTGTCGGCCAAACGATAAGCAGCACGGTTAGTAGCCAAGTCCATGAAGTTTACATGGCTGTGGGCTGTTTCGATGTCGTCAGTCTTGAAAGCGAAGTAGTTCGACTTGTCAATAACCAGCGAGAAGTCCTCGTCGTCGAGGTCTTGTGCAGTGACCTGTGTGCCACGCTTGTACTCGCTTACAGAAATCTCAGGCTCTTTGATGATACG